CAAACACTGCAATCAAACTATTTGCAATCGCAACACAAGTTGCGTCGGCAGCGCAAGCGGTGTTCAACTTCGTGATGTCAGCAAATCCAATCGGCATTGTGATCATCGCAGTCGCAGCGTTCGTTGCCGCGCTCGTCATATTAGAAAAGAAATTCGGCATTGTCAGCAAAGGATTTGAATTGTTCAGTGACGGTTTTTACAGGTTTATCATCAATCCGATTAAACAGGCGATCAACTTTATTGCCGATCTGATTCGTGCGATAGGCAAAATTCCTGGTGTTAAAGGCATCGGTAATTTCTTGGGCGGTATTGACATTCCAGGTTTCGCTGATGGTGGCATTGTGACTCGACCTACATTGGCGATGGTTGGCGAAAAGGGGCCTGAGGCGATTGTGCCGTTGGGTCGTGGTGGCGGTGTTGGTGGCGTGACAGTGAATGTGACTGGCGGATTGTCGACTAGCGCCGAGATCGGGCAAGCGGTCGTGAACGCTATACGGGCATACAACAGGTCAGCAGGGCCAGCACAAATTCAGGTCGCATAATGGCTGGCACAGCAATTGTTGGTGCTGGCAATTACACGCTAGAAATTGATACAGGTTTTATTCAGGACGCGTTCATTCTTGATGACGCGGTCGCTGGTGTGTTGAATAACACTCAATATGTGCTTGACGGTACAACAAACTTTGCCGATGTCACAACAGGTATTAACGCGATCAATGTAAAGCGTGGTCGACGCGATCAAGGCGACCAATTTAGCGCTGGCACTATGTCGTTCAACATGCTTGACACGGCAGGATTGTTTAATCCGTTTGATACTTTGTCACCGTATTATGACGCCGCAACAGCGCAACCTGGTTTAGCGCCGATGCGCAAAGTACGCCTAGCACGCTACTCAAATATCAATGTCAAAGAATATTTGTTTAACGGTTACATCGTGAACTATGACTACAACTTTGCGTTGGGTGGTCTTGACACGGTGACGGTTTATTGTGCCGACGATTTCTATTTGCTGGCACAAACCTATATGGCAGAATTTAATGTCAGCGAGCAACTAACCAGCGCTCGATTGACAGCGGTTCTAAATTTGCCTGAGGTCGATTTCCCGATCGGGCAACGCAACATCAGCACAGGCACACAAACATTGGGCGGCGCGGCAGCGTTCACGGTTGCAGAAGGCACTAACACGCTTGAATACTGCAACCAAATTAACACCGCTGAACAGGGTCGTTTGTTCATGGCGCGTGACGGCGATCTGACATTTCAGCCGCGTATCGGCAACACACTTAGTCAGCCAGTCGCAGACTTCCATGATGACGGCACAAACATACCGTACGACGAAGTGGGCATCACATTCGAGGCAGACCAAGTGGTCAATCGTGCAGCGGTTGCAATTAAAGGTGGCACACAAGAAGTCGCAGACGATGCAGCCAGCCAAGCAAAATACTTTATACAAACCACAAGCATCACCGATTCGCTACTGCATAACGACACAGCGGCGCTGGCGCTCGCAAACTATCTACTTGAGCCTGAACCTGAGGCACGCTACACGGCGGTAGGCACAAACCTAAACAAACTGACCACAGCGCAACGCGACGCAGTAGCGGTCATTGACATTGGTGACACGATCACCATTGAGAAAACATTTGCCAGCGGTGCTGGCACAACCGAACTGGCACAAGAACTATCAGTCGAAGGTGTCGAGCATACGATCACGGTTAGCGGCGGCCACAGCGTCATGTATTTTACTGCACCGACAACGATCGTCTACGAATTAATACTTGATGACGCCGTCTATGGCATCATCGCACCATCAACTAATGTTTTAGGATAAAGTGAGGTAACTATGGCAACACGACAAGATTTTACCGCAGGACAAGTTTTACTTGCAGCCGAACTTGATGCAGTCGCAACAGCGATGATCGCTATTAACGCGCAGACAGGCACAACCTACACGACCGTGTTGGCTGATGACGGCAAACTTATTACTTGCTCAAATGCGTCAGCGATTGCGTTGACTATTCCGCCAAATTCAAGTGTCGCGTATGGTATTGGTACACAAATAAACATCGCGCAACTTGGTGCAGGTCAGGTCACGATTACGGCTGGCGCTGGCGTGACGCTTAATTCGAGTGGCACAAAACTTAAATTGAAAGATCAGTATGCGGTCGCTACTTGTGTTAAGACCGACACGAATACTTGGTTTGTTGTCGGCAACTTGTCGGCGTAAACAATGCAAATTCTTGCAGGCGTTGGCGGTTTAACACCAAAGATTGAAGGCGGTCAAGAAACAGTCGAGGTCGGTGGATATCAATATGTTGTGTTTACTTCATCAGGCACTTTGACGGTCAATGTCAATTCGACAGTTGATGTGTTGTCGCTTGGTGGTGGCGGTGGTGGCGGTAATCAATTTGGTGGCGGCGGCGGTGGCGCAGAATTAGATTATTGGACATCATGCAACTTGACAGGCAATGTCACGGTCACTATTGGCAGCGGTGGCGCAAAAGGAACATCATCAACTAACGGCACTACTGGTGGCAGCACAATTTTTACTGGTTTTGTGACATCAATCGGTGGCGGTGGTGGTGCATCGGAGACGCCTGGAACTGGTGGATTAACTGGTGGGTCGGGTGGCGGCGGTGACGGTAATGCGTCGGGTGGCGGTGGTGCATCAGGTGCTAACACTTTCGCAGGTGGTGCTGGTAAATCGGTTACTAGTGGCGGCAATATTTATCGTCAGGCTGGTGGTGGCGGTGGTGCGACAGCAGTAGGTAGTGACGCAAACACTACTTTGCCACGAGGCGGTAACGGTGGTGCTGGTTTTACATTGACAAGCATTGACGCAAACTTAACGAGCGGAAACTTTCCGACAACTTTGACAGGCATGACGGTAATTGCGTCAGGTGGCGGCGGCGGTGTTTTAGATTTTAACGGCAACCAAACAGACAATGCGACAGGCGTAGGCGGTTCAGGCGGCGGCAACGGTGGAATTACCGCACCATCAACAACAACAATTCGTGCAGCGACCGTGCCGACAAGTTACGGAAGCGGCGGTGGCGGTGGCGGTTACACGCTTAGCAGTAACGACAACGGCACAGACGGCAAAAATGGTGTAGTAATAGTCAGGTTGGTGTTGTGAACAATTATGCACAAATAATCGACAACACAGTCGTGAATGTAATTGTCGCTGACGCAGACTTTGTCGCACAATCAAATTTAGATTATGTGTTACTCAGTCGCGGCGGTATCGGCTGGACATACGATCAACAAGCAAACCAATTCGTAGCACCGCAACCATACGCTTCGTGGACATTAGACGCAAACAATGACTGGCAACCGCCAACACCAAAACCTGACGGTGCATATTATTGGGACGAGGACACACAAACATGGCAACCATTCGAGCAGTCATAGCAATACTGTTATTAGCGTCATGCACATCAACAAAAACAAATTACGATCTAAGTGAGGTATGTGAGCATGTTTCAGCGGACAGGTGCGAAATTAGAAAATGACCAACTACACACACGATTAATCGTCACGGTCGGCGTAATCATGGCAGTCACATTCAGCATCATGGTCATCGGTTTGCTATACGGCATGCTGTTCACAAACTTTCCAACAGAACTAGCACCACTTGACTCAAAGATCGTTGACCTACTAAGCACGATTAGCGTGTTTTTGACAGGTGCGCTATCAGGTTTGGTGGCCACAAACGGCATTGCCAAGAAACCGATTGCACCGTCAACACCGCCAACATTGTGACTAAACCGTACATAGTCACCAAACAGCCAGTCGCTACTAGCGCGCTGGCAGGCATGACCAAATGGGCGACACTCGCATGCCAATATTCTGACGGGTCGCTATGGAATAACGGCACTTGGGTGGTGCGTGATGTGCGTGGCAAACCTGGCATTGTTTCGAATCATGCTCGTGGTCTTGCAACCGATTTGTCGTACCGTTGGCAGTCGCAAGCAAAGAAGGGTCGGCAGGACGGTCGCAAAGTTTCGTTGGCGTACATGGTTAAGTTGCTTGAGCACGCTGACACGCTCGGCATACAACTTGTCATCGACTATGCGCTGGCACGGTCATGGAAATGTGATCGGGGCACATGGCAGGCAGGCAACTTTGAGTCAGGCGACTGGTATCACATCGAGATCGAGCCACGCTTAGCGCACGACCCAAACGCGGTAAAACTGGCATTTGACACGGTATTCG